GCAGCAACAATCAACGAAATCAGACAAGCTTTTCAGATTCAGCGACTTCAGGAGCGCGATGCACGGGGCGGAACCCGCTACGTGGAAATTCTAAAAGCTCACTTCAATGTCACATCACCTGATAGCCGACTCCAGCGCAGCGAATTCCTGGGAGGCGGAACAACCTATGTAAATATCAACCCCGTTGCACAAACCTCCGGTTCGCCCGGAGAGACCGACTACACACCAACGCCGCAAGGCAACCTAGCAGCCTACGGGACTGCATCATTCAATGGACATGGTTTCACCAAGTCCTTTACGGAACACATGACCATAATCGGCCTGGTCAACGTCCGCGCCGATCTCACCTACCAGCAGGGCATCAACAAAATGTTCCTGCGACAAACCCGCTATGATTACTACTGGCCGGCACTCAGCCACATAGGCGAGCAAGTTGTCGAAACAGGCGAAATCTACTACACCGGTACCGAAACCGATGACGACGTTTTTGGGTATCAGGAACGGTACGCCGAATACCGCTACAAACCTTCTCAAATCACCGGCAAATTCCGTTCCGCAGCCACCGACTCGTTAGACGTGTGGCACTTGTCCCAGGACTTCGAAACAACTCCTTCACTCAACTCAGCCTTCATCCTGGACAACACTCCCATCGACAGAGTCGTAGCAGTTCCAACGGAACCCGACTTCTTATTCGATGCTCACTTCAACCTTCAATGTGCTCGACCAATGCCTGTGTACGGCGTACCAGGGTTCGTCGACCACTTCTAGGAGGCCCTATGTACAGAATGTTAAAAGGCCGACTTACCTGGGCAACGCCTCAGGACTGGGCTAAACATGACCAGAAAAACAGGAGCAACGCGACCATGCCGAAGGCATATAAGCGAAGCGCAACACGAGTAAGCCGTCTGCGGCGACGGAGTTCTTCATGAGCTGGCTCTCGGCAGCGATAACCGGCGGAGCCGGTCTTGTCGGTTCCCTCCTTGGAGGAAAACAAATCGACAAAGGCCAATCTCAAGCAAACGCCAGCAACGAAAGGATAGCTAAGGAAAACAGGGCGTTTCAGGAACGGATGAGCAATACGGCATACCAGAGAAGCGCAGCGGATCTGGAAAAAGCCGGGCTCAACCGGATCCTCGCCCTGGGCAACTCTGCGTCCACTCCTGCTGGCGCTACCGCGACGATGGCAAACGCGCGAGCTGGGCGGGGGCAAGCGCTGCAAAGCGCGCCAGCCTCCGCGATAGCGAGCGCAATGGCGGAAAGCCAATTAAATCAAATACAAGCTCAAACCAAAGCAACTCTCGCAGCCGCAGATCAGGCGGGCAGTCAAACTGACCTCAACAAAAATGCAATAAATAAAATGGCTGCTGAAATACTCGAGATCAATTCGAGAACGGCACAAAACGCGGCAGCGTTGCCGAAAACCCAAACTCAATCCGAAATCTATAAAGTATTGAGAGATTCACTGATCGACGTGAAAGACCTTTTCAACGCCGATACACTAAACTCAGCCGAGGGAAAACGAGGCAGATCCTACCCAATGTCCACTGGTGGACCTAAAGAAGGAAAATCAAAAACAAAAGAGCCAGGACCCAAGGTAAACCGCCAATCCTGGCAAAGACAAAAGTCCCTAATCCAAATGCTAGAAGAAGGATATAAAATCCGTGACTAATCAAAAAATGGACCTCAAAAAACCAACCGGACCGGTAATATACCCGAAAGTCCGGAACAGATTCTCCCCCCGCGTTCGCGTTTCTGTCAGAAACGACGAACCATCAATGACCAAGCAATCCTATAAGGATTCATGCGACGTCAACAAAATCCTCGCCAGGTATCAAAAAACTGGCGTAATAGATCACGTCAAAGCACATGGAGGCGACTACGGCTTCATGGACGGATCAACCTACCAGGAGCAAATGCTCCAGATCACCAAAGCTCAAAGCATGTTCAACGAACTGCCCTCAAAAGCTCGAGCTTACTTTGAAAACGATCCAGCTAAGTTTCTCGACACGGTCGAGAACTTCAACGAGGACGGCTCCACAGCCGCTCTGCTGGACGAACTCGGTTTAACGCACCCCAACTATGTCTCACCGGTAAACCCCCCTAAGAGCCTTACAGAGGCTCAAGCACCGTCAGAACCCCCAGCTCCGGCTGAGGGGGATTGACAAATAACCAGGGCCTATAGTATTACTTGTTGTCTATAGGCCCACTGACACCAAAAGTGTCAAAAACCCAAAAACACCCAAAATTAACCGCACATCGCGAGGGGAAAAATGGACAAAAAACCATGCGACGCAAAAAACTTTCGAAAAAAGCTTCAAAAAAGTCATTCAAACGTGGTGCTACAAAAATGCACAGGCGCAATATCCCGTCAAACCCGATGCGTGGCGGCATCCGTATGTGACGTGCTATACGCCACTCGGAGGCTTCAAAACCCCGTCAGGCAAATTAGCTATGACCTGGCGGCCGGGTGTCGGGGAATACATGGAAGTGCCCTGCGGCTACTGCGTTGGATGCAGGATCGACCGGTCAAGGAGCTGGGCGATAAGATGCACCAACGAATCACAAATGTTCGAAGAAAACGCATTCATAACGCTGACCTACGCCCCCGAACACCTGCCTACCGACGGATCCCTAAACAAACGCGATTTCCAAAACTTCATGAAAAGACTCCGGAAGGAGTTCGCCCCATTCAAACTCCGCTATTTCCACTGTGGGGAATACGGAGAACAACTAAAAAGACCACATCACCACGCTATAATATTCGGTACGGAATTCCCGGACCGGTACCTGTCTGCAATCCGAAACGAGCATCGACTCTATCGAAGTCCAACACTCGAACGACTATGGCCGTTTGGCCATTCGGAGATCGGAGATGTGACGTTCCAGAGCGCCGGATACGTAGCGCGATACATACAAAAGAAGATCGTAGGCGATCAAAGCCTCGATCATTACACCGACCAGGAGACCGGGATCATTCTTGAACCCGAATACACCACGATGTCTAGGAGACCTGGCATCGGCAAAACTTGGTTCCAGAAATACTGGAGGGACGTTTATCCACATGACTATGTGGTAATAAACGGAACCAAATACAAACCCCCACGCTACTACGACAAACTATATGAGGAGATGAATCCTGACGACTTCAAACGAATACAAACCATACGGGAACAAAAAGCGAAGGAGAGTCCCGACAACACACCTCAGCGCCTTGCAACTCGCAAGTTCTGCAAAGAACAACAACTCAAAAAATTACCGAGAAACCTCGAAGGAAATAATCCATGAAACTGCACGCCTACTCAGTATACGACTCCGCAGCAAAAGCCTTTCTGCCGCCTTTCTTCATGCACAACAATGCAGTAGCGATTCGCGCATTCGCGCACTCAGCGAACGACGAGAACCACCAGTTCTGCGCAAGCCCAGAAGATTACACTCTGTGGAACATCGGCTCATGGACAGATGACCAGGGCGACTTCGAAATAATTAAACACGAAAAACTCGGCACAGCCGCAAGCTTCCTCAAGGACTAGAAAATGCCAAAACGAGCAAACTCAAACATGGTGCACCAATTCTCCCAGGTGCCAAAAGCGGATATACAACGCGCATCCTTCAACAGGTCGCACGGTCTGAAAACCACATTCGATGTAAATAAACTCGTACCGATCTACTGCGACGAGGCTCTACCTGGAGACACCTTCAACCTCAAAATGTCGGGCTTTGCCCGACTCGCAACGCCTATCACCCCGATCATGGACAATATGTACATGGACACATTCTTCTTCGCAGTCCCCAACAGAATCCTCTGGGACAATTGGGAGAAGTTCAACGGCGCGCAAGACAACCCAGGCGACTCGATCGACTTCAGCACTCCCCAGGTTGTAATCCCCATACCGATACCGGCACAATCACTGCATGATTACCTCGGGCTTCCTGTTAATACTGGCAATATGTCTGTTAGCGCATTCTGGCACCGCGCCTACAACAAAATCTTCGATGATTGGTTCCGAGACGAGAACCTCCAAAACTCACTTACGCCAGACACCGGTGATGGTCCAGACGACTACCTTGATTATCAAGTGCTCACCCGCGGAAAGCGCCACGATTACTTCACTTCAGCACTCCCCTGGCCAGCCAAAGACAACGGAACGCCAGTTACTCTGCCCCTCGGCACCTCCGCACCAATAGGCACCGGCCCTGGCATTAACCAGGGAGACACCGGCGACGTACTGATCGGCTCACTAGAAGCCGGAGCTGGCGGTCGCTTCATGCTCGAGCAAGGTGCCACAAACGTCACCTACGGAGTAGGAAACATCTCACGCGAACCTAACCTGTTCGCCGATCTGTCCGAAGCAACAGCAGCAACAATCAACGAAATCAGACAAGCTTTTCAGATTCAGCGACTTCAGGAGCGCGATGCACGGGGCGGAACCCGCTACGTGGAAATTCTAAAAGCT